GCATTTCGCTTGTTGTTTTTTCTTCTGTAAATACGGTACCCAATCCATGCCAAGCAGGTTCACGAAATGAAGCGAATGAAGCCTTACCATTTTGTGATTCTAGTTCATGTGCCATGAGTTTTCTCCTTTTTGTTGTTGATAGTTTAAGTATACACAAAAGGGCTGACAAATGCAAATCGGTATAGTTAGACATAGGGCAAATCGGACATTTTTCTTGTGATCTTAAACACAGGCTCGTAACTTGACATTGACTGGTCAACCGTGTCGAAAAATTTTTCAGGGAATAAAAAGTGAGCAGTTTTAAATCGTGCTCAGGATTATACTTAGTAGCCCCCTACTAAATTTCTATTCTATCAATACTGGATGATAGATATGCAATTTCCTCGCCGTAGGAAACAGAATCAAAATCAATTTCGTGAATTGCATTCTGAGCCTCTTCTTCATTACGTGCATTAACTGTAATTGAATACTGAACTGAAACTTCCAATTCAAATTCTTTTGTTAACTCAAAGCCGCAAATGTTTGCAATTTCTTCTGCAGTGCTTTCATCAAAAGTGCCATTCTCTAGCGCTTCCAGTGTCCACTCTTGCATTTCATTACGCATACGATTGCGTTCTGCAGCCTCTGTATATGAACGTTGTGTGACTGTTTGAACATGCTTCTCTAGTTGTTCAATACGGTTTTTGTTTTCAACAAGAGTAGTTTCTAAAAACTCTCGTGTCATGTAGTGATTATCTATTACTGGCTGGTCCATGGGGGCCTCTTTCTGTTTGGTTGATTAATTCAATTGTACTAGGTACCGCTGACAAATTTAGGAGCAGTTTTAGATCATACTCAGGATCATCATCTCAGGCATACCCACGCATCATGGCCTGGGGCTTAGCAGAGATGAAAGTGTAAGCAGTTTTTCCTCATGCTTAGGAGGATTATCTAATTAGAGATAACGAGCAACCGCTTGATAGGTTGATGTGGAAACTGTTTCCTCATCTGTCATCTTTAGAATACGAATAGCGTTAGAGATTTCCTCTTTTTGCTCACGATAGTTATAGATAGACATTGACTCAAAGTCCTTCTCAGGCTCTTTAGGCATTTCCTTTTCTGAAACTGTTAGGTCAAAGTCAATGTTTAGTTGATTATTCCATGAGCGATAGTTAGTGCGAAAGTTCTCTGCTTTCTTGATGTTTGATACGGCATAGTCAATAACTTCTTTCTGCCATGCTTTACGAGCCTTTTCATACTTAGCCTCGTTTGCTTCTTGTGATGTATAGTTTAGTTCTAGTGTAGCAAGTGCCTGTTCTAGTGCCTTGATTACCTTTGGTGTTGCGATTTTTACTGAGATTGCTTTTTGTCGTGCCATGTTTTTATTTTCCATTTCTTTGGTGGGTTAATTGTTAGGGGGTTGGTTTGAGCAGTTTGTATTCATGCTCAGGAATAAAGTAATTAGATTACTTAGCCGTCCAAGTTGTGTAGCGGTGTGAGCCATTGACATCTAACTTAACACGAACATTACCATTAGCCTGTGGGTTAATCTCTACGATTGTACCTGTGACCTTTGACTTCTGTGTTGTGTATGTGTCGCCTACCTTGTATGTTGCTGTTGCTACTGACATTTATTTCTCCTTTTGGTTAGTGTGTTTTGCTTATGTATTAAGTGTAACATTTCCTACTGACATTATCAACATTTTTCTGAGATTTCTCACTATTTGAGACGCTCAGGGGGTGTGAGTTGAGTCACATTAGACAGATTGAGGGCTATTGTCCACCTGCCACGATTAGCATGATTAGTAGCCCTATTACTGTTGCTATTACCATTTCCATTTTTCCTCATTTCTTTGTTGCTGAGAATACTATGTCGCTCTTTGAGTATACACACAATGAGCAAGAAACGCAAGCCGAACCCTTAGTACTAATCAAGGGAATAGCCTTAAGGTTTTCAGGACACTTAGCGCCAGGCTTATTAGTCAAGGCTTTCATGTCTGCCTGTCCAATTGCGAAATTTTTAGCAAGGTATGCAAGACGAATACCATGCTGAGTTTTTAGATCAATTCCTGTATCTTTGTTTTCGCTATCTGTAGAATAGTATAAAGAAAGATTATCAATGTCCTTAAGAATAAGGGCGGCTGATTTTACACGGGTATAAACCCAGAATTGAATCTTTGTATTATTAAGGATGACATTCTTCCACGCCTGTGTATAGGTATCGTTAAAGAAATCTCCGTCCCAGTGAATGCGGAATAGCATTTTAGCATTACGCTTTTCACAATCTGCAATAAACTCATCTATCATTTCTGATAGTAGACTTTGCATAGTCTCAAGATCTGCGTCTTTGAGCAATGCCCAATTGTGTAATAGGTTTTTCTTTACTGTTGGGAATACTTTTTCCAATTTGCCAGCATAACAAACACTCTCGCATACGCTAGTCGCTCCAGGACATGAATAAGCCTTTCCTGCGGGTAATCCGAAAGTGTTGGCAATTGTTGGGGTTTTTCCATTAGGGGATACGGCATTAGTTACTTTCCTATCTTTGCTTCTGAGTAGTTTAGTCATGGTGGGTTACTCGCTTTCTTTTTTTAATTCTAGCATAAGGGACTGACGAATTTGTTTTCTAGAATACTTTTTCTTTGAGGGCACGGCAGAGGCAGCATTAGACCTACGTAATTCCATAAGCCTTCTTAATTCCTCAGCATTTTTTTTCATACTTAATCTTAGCAGAATCGGGGAAAAATGTCAAATCTTACGTAAACACGACACGCCCGACCTCGTGTCGAAAATTTTGTGCAGGGAAGCACACAAAATCTTTTTTAGTTAATCAGCATCCTCAATAAAAACATACAACGGAATTAAATCAGTGTATGCATACTGAGTAACTTCCTTTTCACCAAATTCATTTTCGGTTTGGATGTCATAGTTATCACCTGTTGAGTCACTCTCAATAAAGATAACTTCAACAATGTCTTCACCGATTTTAATTAAATCACCAAGCATGATCTGATCTGGTGTTAGATTATCAGCGTGTAATAATTCCATAGCATTCATTGTAACAGTCATTTTAACGGGCCCCCGCAATCATTAGTAGGAATAAAAAGCAACCTGCAACAAATAAGAATTCTCCCATTATTCAAGCCCCAATCCTAATTCATAGCCTGCATCCTCTTCGCCATAGTATTCATCATCTTGTGGCAACCAAAAATCCAAGTGGTGTTGTTCAATAATTGCATACGCTGGTGCATGACTCATGCCCTTATAGAATACGCCATCAGGCATTGCAATCTGTCGCATAGCATCATTATCATGGTATGCATCAATAGCCTCAATGCAAGGTTGTACCATGCTTAGTGGTACTGGTGGATAGTGATTACCCTGTAAGTGATAACCAATAGCCTGCTCAAGTGGTAGGTCTAAGTTTGTTGCTAATTCAATTCCTGTCATGCTTCCCATTATCGTGTTGTTACCTTTCCCATTCGGTCAATAATTTTTGTGTGCATCTTGCCTGAAGGTTCAGACAAATTAACTGTAACGTATTCGTTAGCAAAACCGACATCTACAAAGCGTTGATAAACTTCAACGGCAGTTAAAGCATCTGAGTAACGCCCTGTCCAACGTGGCTTAAGGTCTGAGTCATAAGCAATAGTAACTGAGTATAAGTATTCTTTATCCATTATGCATTCTCCAATGTGTATTCGTTTAATTCATTACTAGCATACCATTCGGTGTATTCAGTTTCAAGTGACACGCCCAAAGCGCACTCACAAAACTCTGAGTCAAACTCTCCATGACCATTGCCCCAAAATAGGACACCCTCATCATAGCAATCTCTGCAATTCCAATCGTTCATTTATTTACCCCATTACCTTTACTGCGACAACCGCATAAAAATCTTTCCAACGATTAAGTGAAGTGTTGCCTACTGTATAAGTAGGACGAACAAGAATACGATACGCTTGGTATTCGTTGCCATACCATGCATCGTGAGGCGTTGCCTCTTTAATTACTCCCTCTAAGTGACGAGAGTTTGAGCGATAGGATTTTCCTACTAGTAGGCTATCTATTGTATAAGTTAGTGCTGACATTATGTCCGCCTTTCGTTTGTTTAATTACTTTATTACTCTGTAATCCTATCATGGGCTACTGACAAAAGTATAGTTACTAGCAAGTAATCTTAAATAGTGAGACGCTCAAGCCATGTGATAAACCTCACAAAAAATATGACCTGTGGATAACTTAGTCTGACCTGTGGATAACGGCGGGTCGAAAAATTTTGAGCAGTTTTAGATCTTGCTCAGGATTTTGTTTTTATTTTAACGTTGCGAGAAATTCTTCCGAATCCATGCAAGCGTCAAAAAATCTTTGCTCATCAAATCTAGGATTATCAGAAGCGAACCACTCACTGAATTCAAAAATTAAATCTTCAAAATCATGTGAGTCAATTCTATCCGCAAATTTATTTAGAATGTTTGCAGTTTCTACATAGTCTTTACGAGTCATCATTATGCAACCACCTTTAGAATTGCATAGGACCCGTTTTCATTGATTTTGTTAATTTCTGGAAGTAGTGCGGGAACAAGTAGGTCCTTTAGCATTCCTTCAAGCAGTGTTACTAATTGCTCATGAGGCAGTGCAAGGGCCTGCATAGCGACTGGATGAGTTTCATCAAATTCTGTTACAAATTTTAGTGAGTGTTCAATTGATGTCATTTTTTTAGTTTTCCTATTCTTTAGTTTGAGTTTGTAAGTGTACGAGTGCCACGAAGTGTGCCACTAATTCCAAGAGAGTCGCAAGCGACTTTAACAGATACGCCAACAGGTAAAGTGTTAGGGTATTGAGATACGAATTGAGCAACCTGACCTCGTGATGAGAAGTTGATTTTTTTGGTAGAACCTGAAAAGGTTTCTAGTGTTATAGTGTAAGTCATTGAGTGACTTCCTTTCTTTAAGTGATAAGACTATCCTATCACGGACCACTGACAAATTGGGGCACTTATTTGCTTAGGCTCGCTGTGATTCTAGTCACATTTATTTGCTAAGGCTCATTGCCTTGTCTGTCCTTATTTAATTGTTATACTAGAAGTATAGCAAGAAAATGTCAAAAAGTCAAATCCTGTCACGGCGTGTCGTGTGTGAGTTACACCACATCTACCCTGTGGATAAGCCTGTGGATAACTTTTTGTCGAAAAATTTTTCAGGGGATCAATCCTGAAAAACTTATTATTGTTTATGCACCATTATGAATTGCAATAACAAAAGCAAATGAAGTAATTGCGATTAGAATAACTAACAATTTATTTCTCCTCAATTTCATTTAGCAAATCCCAAAGTATTGGTTCTAATTCTTTAGACACCAAATCTAATTTCTCTTGAAGTGTTTTCATTGTGTAGCCTCCTCTACTAGAAATGCGTCAAACTTAGTCAATTCGTTTTCACTAAGTGGCATTAGTGTTTTGTTAAGTGCGAACAATGCTCGCATTTCGTCCTCTGCTTCTACTGCATAAGAAATAAGTACATTGTATTTAGTCATTTGTTAAGCCTCCAATTGTTTATAGTCAATAACATGAAAGTCTAATTGTCTCTCAAGGGGCATAGCCTTTAGCCATGATAGTGCAGACTCAAAATCATCTGCCTCAACATCTACAAATAACTCAAAATTAAAAATTGGCATTAGTTATAACTCTCCTTACAATTAGTACAAATAGAATGGATTTTGCAATAGCATGATTTCGCATTAGGGCGAAGCATGTCTGTCTCATAGTAGTCATCATAGAAGTCCATGTTAGTTACTCTCCTTATACAAGAAATCCCAAGCCTTACGGCACAACACAATTGATTTGCAATTGTCACAACAGATAACCCCATGAGGGTTAAGGTCTAAGTCATAGACATCTACGCTTGCAGATGTTGCCCCACAAACTGAGGGGAGATTAACAAAGGTACTCATCTTGTAAGTCCTTCCTTTCCATAAGTGTTAATAAAATCAGGGAGAGCCATAACGCCCTTGTAGTCCTTACACGCTGGGCAAAATCTATTCCACCCGTCAAATAGTGTAATGCAGAAAGCGCAAATGTTATCCATAGCGCATAGACCTTGCTCGTCTATAAATTGCATAGTATCGTTCATGCTGACACCTTCCACTCTGTCCATGCTGGAAATTGCTCAGGGTCACTATCATAGTAGTAACGCTCAATGTTGCTATCGCAATTCATGCATAGTGTAAATTGCTCATCTCCGATTTCTGAGATAGCGGAAACAAGAGGCTCATGCCACTTGCATAGTGTGTTTAGTGTAGTCATAGTGACCACCTTTCTTAGCGGATTTCTTTACCGCCTGTGTTTCTTTATACTGTAAGTGTAGCATGGGGGTCTGACAAATCGCAAGTCCAAAATGGTATCAAAACGGACATTGTGAGGTGTATCACAAGTGATAAGGGTCACATTTGAATGGTCAAAGAAAAGAATGACCACTATTCTCAGCGTGTCGCCTTGACAAAAACGGGTCGAAAAAAAGTTATCCACAACCCCCTGTGTATAACCTATGTGGTGGAGATCACATTAACTATACGGCGTGTCGTCTTGACTTTTTGACATTTCTCTGTTATACTTGCAGTATTAGATAGTTAAAATCTAACTACTAAACGAAAGGTCACTAACATGAACCCATTTACCGCCCTCATTGACTGGTTAGACGAGAACGCAGACTATGCCCCTATCGGAGCCTTTGTAGGCTTAGGCATAGCAATAGCCCTAGCCTTTGCCTTTGGAGCGTGACCTAAATCACAAAAATACTTTCCCGACACGCCCGAAAAAACGGCTAATTTGTCAGTCCCCTCTGATAGACTTCCAGTATAAAGATTAACAAGAAAGGTCAGATAAATGACACTAGATGAATACAAGGCTTATGTAGAAGCCCAGCGCAAGGAAAGCCTAGCGCAAGCCCTAACCCTACTAAAGAAAGGTGCTAACAAATGAGCACACTAGAAAGAATAAGAGCAGAGCAACAGGCTCGCTACGCTATCCAGCGTGAAAAGGATAAGGCTAAGATAGAGGCTATGTTCTCTAACAATGCTCGCCCTCTAAATAACCAATACCTACTAGAGAAAGAAGAAAACTAGTGAAAACTAATTTTGAGATTGCTCAACAAATTAACACTCTTGCTAAAAAGCACTATGGAGACATGGACTTAGCATGGTCATGGGGTTGCGCCCAAGCACTACTAACTACACCGCAGTTAGAGTTAATTCTAGGAATACTATTAGAGAAGGAGCCTGAGCAATGAGCGCTATGTATGCACACACTTGCGAAAGTTGTGGGGATACGGGTATAATTATTTTTGATGAAAAAGAGACCCGCATAGACCCTTGCAAGTGTTAGAATAAATCGGTGGCACTAGTGCTAAAAAGTTAGGTGGCACTAGTGTCAAGATCTTTGCACACACCCTGCTAGTGTGCTCACTATTTAAATTATTTTTATTTTACAAAAGTATGTATCATACACATTTGAAAAATATTCAGATTTTGGCAAAAGTGGTTTTTATAAAATTTTTCAGATTTCGACGGGATAGGGTATAATGATTCTATGGCCATACTAGATAACGTAGATAACGATAAGTATCCACTATTTGAGACAGAATCATCTTCTCTGGCTATAAAGGTTTTTTCAGAAACCTGTTGCAATGGATGTACTTGCAAGTCTGAATCAGATCATAAAATATAAAATAGGTGGGGTATATGAATAAAAAAATTGAGTTCTGGGCAACAAGCAAAATGATGTATGATATTGCTCCAAAACCTGAACCTGCCTCTAAATATATTCCTGAATGGTGGAAAGAGGCAGACCCATATGTGCGTGGTCCTAAAAATCCTGACGGAAAAACATTAGTTATAGAAAACAATAACACAAACGCATCATTTAAAAAATGTCGTCCAATGCTAGATACACTAACATTTGGATATATGCTACCACTATGGTCAGATGTGCTTGTAAAAAATAATGATGGTCAAATATCTATTGACTGGAGAGTTAGTTATCCAGTATTTGAAGAACACAATGGTCAAGAGGTTGAGGTTCCAGAAGGATATGATCAAAATCTACAACTAAAGTATAGAAATCCCTGGGTGCCAAAACTACCAAAGGGATACTCTTTATTGATAATGCCACCAGCAGGATATCCTAACCCTGTATTTAAACCAATTTTTGGGATTATAGATTATGATAAATCACATCACCCTTTACTTCCTCCAGTATTTGTTAAAAAAGACTTTAATGGTATTGTTGAAAAGGGAACTCCAATTGCACAGATTGTTCCATTTAAAAGAGACAACTGGGAATCGTCATTTAATTTTTATGATGAGCAAGAATTTTTTGCTAACTTAAACAAAGAAAGTCTTTCAACAATTGTAAACAACTATGTTAAGAATATCTGGACAAATAAAAGTTTTAAATAGTTTAAACCAAATTTTTATTTATCTCTGCAAGAATTTTTTCTCTAAGTCTTGAATTCTTAAATCTATTATAACGATCCTGTAAAGATTGACCTAATCCAAAAACAATTGTTGAATTAACACAAGATTGCATATATTTGTCCAATAGCGGGGTAAAGACAAACTCTTTAAATACAATCTTCTTGTCAGTTAAAAACTCAACATAAAACAATGGTTCATCTTTTTCTATGTGTAACTCACCAGCGTTTTCCCACATTTGCAATTCAAAATTATATGGTCTAAACCATTGACCGATATCAAAGTTACCTGGAATTACAGATCCATAATTCATGTATTGAGTTTTGTGGAAGTATGGTGCTGTAAAAGAAGCCTCTAAAGGCTGATCAGCAAATATTGAAAATCCCAGAGATAAACCTAGAGTTGGACCAAAATCAAACATTGGGTCTCTAACAAAGTCTATTGTCATTCTATCTCTAGTAAAATCAAAAATCTTAGGCTCTTTTTCTATGTCATATTTAACTGACATTTCAAAGGGACTTGTATAAACTAAAGTTCTTTTTAATTTATTTGCAGAAGCAGGGCATGAAAATAAACTAGAAAATGGTCCTCTACCCTTAATGATCTTTTTAGCATACTCAGTAGATAGTAGATTTGGGCTTTGGTAGTGTAAATGTTCTAGATACCCGTCTATACGTGGGACGGGTGCATAATATATAGTTACTGTATTGTTTTTCATTACCATTTCCCCACTGGACATTTAGCATTTGCAAGCATAGATTTAGCCTTCATAAAACATCCACACTTCTTGCATGTTTGAGTTTTTGGTCTAAAAAAATCACAGCCCTTACAAACCTCTAGCCTATACTCTGCTACCTCTTCAGGACTTCTAGGAGATCCATTAAATAAATCCCAAGGCTTTACGTCATCACTCATATATCTATTATAGCCCATAAGAATATATAAGTCCAATGTTTGACATTGTTAGGCATATTATGCCTTATGTTGTCATGGGTAGGTTTGTGTACTCTATTTTCGGCTTAACTTATATCCCGCCGAATTTTAAAGACTATTTATTGTGTATATTTTCTTTGAGCCATTGATACATGGTTGGAGAGGAATCTGCTTCTTCTTGCCATTTTTTTCTATTAATTTCCCACTGCTTCAATGTTTTTTCAACAAAATAATAGTAATCGATTCCATCTCTATGAATCCATCTTTCAATATCTATAGAATTTACTGGCATATAATTCATTCCAGTTGCAATACAGTGAATTCCAGAGTAACCGTTGTGTTTTTGTGTATTAAACTGAATATCTGCTAGATCTTGAAATCCTGGAATCATTGATGGCTCTAATAATGGAACATCTGGCTTATAAGTTTTTTCGGTTATATCACGCCAATATTGTGTATCAGTTCTATTAGAAAGTGCATAATGCTGTGCAACAAATTCTCTAAATGTAAGATACTGTCTGCTTGTATTCATGTTATAAGCATCTCTGTCCCACTGAGTTATTGTTTTACGCTGTAAAGTTTTTACCAATTTATCTAAGAATTCATGAACTGTAAATAATCCATTAGATTCTAAAGGCTCAATAAATCCAGCAGCAAATCCAATAGCAACAACATTCTTTACAAATGTACGTTCGTGTATACCTACTCTAAACTTAATATACTTGTACTCTAGCGCCTCTACGTCACGATTTGGATTATAAACAGTCATTTTGTCTGAGCGAAGATGCTCCTTAAACTCCTTTAATGCATCTTCTTTAGAAATATATTTATCGCTAAACACATATCCTGTTCCAATTCGTTCCCAAGATGGAATATTCCATACCCATCCGTTTCCAATTGCAGTACAGTTAGTGTAAGGTTCCATTTCTTTTTCTTTATCTGTATAGGGTATACGTGTAGCCCATGCGCTATTATTTGGAAGCATGTGGCTTTGGTCATTCCAAGGTTCTTCTAATGCTCCTTCAAGTAGCATAGATTTAAATCCTGTACAGTCAATAAATAGATCTGATGTAATAAGTGTTCCATCTGTCAATACTAAGGATTCAATACCTTCTTCATTTGTATTTACTGTTTCTACTGTTTGGGGAATTACTGTTACTCCACGAGGAATACAATAGTTATTCTTTAGCCATTGACCAAACTTGGTAGCATCGAAGTGGTATGCAACATCTTTTTTAAAATTAAAGTTTCCTAATTTTCCAGACTTGTTCCAAGATAGTTTATTTTGTTCTGCTAAAGTTAAAGCAGGAAAAAAGGTTCTAGCGTAATCAGCAACATCTAGATCTGGTAATTTAACTTTTTTAAAATACCAGTCAGTTAACCCATCAAGAGTTCCTTCTAAAAATGGATTTCCAAATGGATAATGAAATCCACCAGAATCCTTCTTATAAAAATCTGTAAACTTAATGGACATCTTATATACGGCATCTGTTGCTGGCATAAAATCTTTCTCATCAATACCGATCCAATTAGCCCATCCTGTAATGCCTCCAAGGGTTGACTCACCAACACCTATTATTGGATAATCAGGAGACTCAATTACAACAATTTCTTTCTCTGGAAAGGCTTTTATCATTGTTGCTGCAGACATCCAGCCAGCAGATCCACCGCCAACAATTACTATTTTATTTAAATTAATCACTTAATACCACCTTTATACTATTGTACCATCGCTGATTCTGTATGTCTTGCGAACAAATAATGCTATAATGTATATATGGCTGAACATTCATTAATAGCGGTAAGTAACTCTGCTGCGACTCGTTTGACACCTGGCGGAACTCATTCTGGAATGGATGTTACAATTCAAAATGTCAACGCATCAGGTTATATTTATATTGGCGTTGACGATACTGTAAACGCTACAAATTACGGCTTTAGAATTATGCCGAACCACTCAATTTCTTTTGAACTTGCAGGCGGAGATACCCTTTACGGATTTGCCTCTGCTGCAGACATGAATGCTGCTGTTATTAAAATTAATCTAGAATCTGGATCGTAATGGCACGGTTTACTCATCCAGCATTTGGTGATATCGGTGGACTTACAACCGAAACAAAAACATGGACACCTGTTTGGAGTGGAACTGGACTTACTTTTACTGGAACTCCAACAACTGGACGATATGTTCAACTTGGTAAATTAATTCATTTTAATATTACAGTATCTTGTGCAACCGTTACAAATTTTGGATCTGGACAATATCATTTGACATTGCCAATTGCATCTGCTTATCACTATGCTTTTAGAGATGGCGGTATTCATCATCCAGCACAGAACTATCACTTTCAACTAATGGCAGATGCAGAACCAAACTCAACTGACTTAGAATTATATTACACAGCATCAAATGGTTTAGACGGTGCAGTAGATCATAACTCTCCACACGTATTAGAAACAGGAGATTTTTTCTACGTGACTGGTACTTATATATCTATTTAGTCTTAAATAATGATATAATAATCTCATTATGACAACCACCGATTGGGCTCAATTTATTCTTGCTTTGCTTTCAATTGGCACAGTCATAATTAGTTCAATTCGCTGGTACATAAAGATTCAAGTTGCACCAATAAAAGAAGCAGTAGATGATATTCGTTCAGAGACAAAAACAAATGGTGGATCCAGCATGCGTGATGAGATTAAGTTCATTAAACTTGAGCAAGAAAGATCTGCTAAAACACGTGCAGTCTATAACGATAAACTAGATCATATGTACGATATACTTATTAACTATATATCTAAAAATTCTAAATAACTACTATATATAATATATAAGATATCTTTAAAAAACTTAACTACAGTATATTCTTTTCTTATATATTTTAAGTATACACCAAAAGTTTTTAGTTTTCAACTTTTATACCCTGGCTGATTATAACTTTTTATAACAATTTCAAATATATACACATTATAACTTTTTGTTACTATAGATATAACGTTTTGTTATAGTTCTATGTATACTGGTATAAATTAATGTTATAATGTGAAGGCTGGCACTCTAGATTGCTACCCCCACCCCACTGCGTCTAGAGTGTCCAGTTATGAATTATGGTATAATCTAATATTATGTGCTCTCCTGCGATAGAAAAACTTGGTGCAACACCAGCCAATATACAGTGGACAGTAGTCCGTGGGGACACTGGAACGCTTAAAGTAGAGTTTTTTGAAGATGACGAAGTAACCCCATACGATACAAGCCTGTGGGAGTTTTCAGCAACATCCTATGATCCCTCTGGAGACATACTTGACGAATTAATAGTTGAGACATACGAGGATGGAGTTGTTTATATTATTGCTAAACCAGATATTACACTATTCTGGGGAGGATCAAAATATAAACCAGTAGTTGCAGAACTAAGATTTGACCTTACCGCTACTATTCCAGGAGATGGAGTTTCTGGAGGAGGCGGGGATGATGAAACAACCTGGACACCAGTAGTAGGAACTATTTGTGTTCTAGGTGATGTAAGTGGGACGCTATGATAGTTAAGGTTTCTCCAGCAACACCTAATATTGCCCCTGTTATTAAGGTTGGCAAAAAAACTTATAGAACTCAGTCAAAGTAGGGGATGGGTCTATGGCAACTAGCATGGATCCACCTCAGCCACTAAAAAAGAAAAACTATCTTGACGCAGTAAAATCTTCAAGTCCACAAGAAATAAAAGAATATCTTGCAGTTCCTGGAATTCAAGGTGAACGTGGAGAGACTGGACCTAAAGGAGATAAGGGTGATAGGGGCGATACAGGGCCACAGGGCCAAAAGGGTGATCCTGGAAAGCCTGGTCCGCAAGGAGAGCGTGGAGAGCCAGGAAAGGGTGCTGAGGGGTATGACTCAGTATCTGGTCAGTATCCAGGATGGGCATATTATGAAAATGGATCAGATAGACTAACCCAACTTGGACCACAAAGAGGAGATGATGGCTGGGTATCTATTATATTTAATCCAAAAGAAGACACCTCAAGTAAAATTTATATGCCAAAAGGCTCTAACGAATTATGGCAAGCAGATATGAACATGTTTAATTTTAAGTCATTAAAACTAGGGGCTAAGGTAGATATAAGATATGACTTTACTATCTCCACAGAATCAAACTATACAGAGTTATGGTTTAGAACATTTAATGAAAAATATAAAAATTCACCAACTTCCTATGTGGCAAACCTTAAGTATCAATATTCTTATGATATGTCAGTTTACCAAACCTTATACATAGATGACCAAAGAATCAAAGGGTATGGAGCAAGACCACAAGCCAGAACTGACATGGAAAGTACCATTGTTTTAAATGGTATATATATATCAGTCTGTTAATGGTATAATAAAGCAGGAGGAATAATGGCATTTCCAGGCACATATAATTTTAGTTATTACCGTGGTGACACTTATCAATTTGTAATCCGTCCAAAAAATGCAAACGGAACAACATTTGCTCTTGACGATTATGCAGGGAATGCAGATTTCACTATTGCAAATAGACGTGGTAGCACAGGAACACAGATTTCTGCTACAGCAACTGTAGATACAGCAAATGACATTATTACCTGTACTATTTCTGGATCAACAGGAAGAGGTCTTGTTGCTGGAACAACATATGTTTATGACGTTCAAATAGACAATGGCGCTGGAGTAATTTTTACATTACTTACTGGCTCAATAACTGTTACAGATGATATTACTGGAGCAGTAGTATAGTGGCAGATGTAGTTTTATCAAATGATGATTTAACGGTTTTGGCTGGCCCATCAACAGTTGAACTTCTTGTTGACATAGGTCCAACTGGAACTCGTGGAAGCAAATTTTTTGTTGGTATTGGAAACCCTAACTCAGTTGGAGGTCTAGAACCAATACTAAACGATATGTATATAAACTCTGCACCTGGAGAAAACTACGGATATCTTTATCAATATGTCTCAGAGCCTGGTGGAAATTCTTGGGTAGAGGTTTTAAAGATCAATCCAACGATATACTCTAAATTACACGTAACAACCTTTGCTTCAGGAACAAGTGCTTATGCTGGTAGTGGATCAATCGTTATACCAATAACAGACATATCTACAGCGACTGGATTGATAGCAGAAAACTTTAGCGTTCAATACTCTATTCAAAATGCAAATCCAATTGCTTCATCTCTATCTTCCGTTGAAATTTCTGGAACAGACCTAGTTATCAACATTGAGGCTTCAGAGTATGATGGAGCATGGGGTCCATTTGACGCAGAAGTATCTGTTCATATTTTTATATCGGTTGTGATATAATGAACGAGGTGAAAAAACATGGCATCTGAACTAATTGGAACATTATACCCAACACAAATTCCAGGGTATGCAGACAACGCTGATATTCAGGCTGCATTTAAACTATACCATTATGGGTCATTAGAGTATGACACTACAGAAACAGATGTTGCAGAGTTAGTTAATCCATCTATAGCCTATAGCCTTAATGATTTACAAGAACAGATAACAAATCTTGATCCAACAGGATCTGTATCAAAATCTACAATTGATGCAAAAGGAGATTTACTTGTAGGTTCTGCAAACGATGCAGTAGATAATTTATCTATTGGAAGTAATAATTATGTTTTAACAGCAGACTCAACTCAGACACTTGGATTAAAGTGGGCAGCACTTCCAACAGCAAGCACAAGTGGAGCAGGAGTAGTTCAACTAACAGACTCAACTTCTTCAACATCAACAACAACTGCTGCAACACCAGCATCAGTCAAGTCTGCATATGATTTAGCCTCTGCAGCAGCAGAAGCAGGAATTCCAGTCACATTGATGATGATGGGTGGATAAAATGTATGTTATAATTAGCATAGATTCAGTGCAAGTGCACAGAAAAAGAGGAGAAAAATAAATGCCAACAACTTATAAGGTGCTTGGACAACTAGCACCAGCAAATACATCAGAGGCAACACTTTATACTGTGCCTTCTTCAACACAAGCAGTAGTATCAACAGTTTCTGTATCAAACTTAACTGGAACAGCAGCAAATGCAACAATTAACGTTTGTGTTAATGGTGCAGCCTCTGCAAACGCAAACACATTCTTAAAGACTGTTTCAATTCCAGCAACATCAACAGTTACATTTACTGTAGGACTAACTCTTGGAGCAGCAGACCTTATCAGAGTAACATCTGGTACAAATAACGCACTAGCGTTTCAAGCATTTGGAAGCGAGATTTCCTAATCATGGCAATACGTTCTAATGGATCAATACAAAGCACAGCAACAGGTGCATCTTTCCCAGCAAAGACAACTCCTGGACCAATATCTACCTTTAGTGCAACACCATCATCTGCAACACAGATGGACCTTTCTTGGTCTGCACCATCAAATAACGGAAACGACACAATCACTGGTTATAAGGTAGAGCATGCTGTAACTTCTGTTGGATCGTATACAACTTTTGCAGCAAACCAAGCAGGAACAACAGCAAATATCACTGGTTTAACCAACGGAACAAATTATACATTTAGAATTACACCAAATAACAGTGTTGGAGCAGGACAAGCAAATTCATTTACAGCAACACTTAAGTTTGGCTTAGGAACGCTTACTTATCAAGACTTTACCTCAACTGGAACATGGACATGCCCTGCAGGTGTTACAAAGGCAAACTTTTATTTAGTAGGTGGCGGTGGTGGTGGCGGTAGCAATCGCCAAGGTCAAGGAGGAAATGCCTCAGATGTTAAAGCATGGCTTGATGTAAGCGTTACTCCATCAACTGGCTATACTGTAACAATTGGTGCAAGAGGAACTAACTCAGGTTCATCAGCACATGGTGGAAATACATCAATTGTTATTGGCGGAACAACATATACATCACACGGTGGTCCTGGTGGTTTTTCTAATATATACAGTGGCAGTATGTATTTTGATCAATCTAATCTTCAAGCAGGTGCTATGGGTGCTTCGATGGCTCATCTAGCACCAAATGGAAATACAAATATTATTATGGCTACATTTAATAGAGCAGAGCAGTTTGGGGCAGGTTGGGGAACAGGCGGTGGTGGAGCAGGAAACCCATTTAATGGTGCATCTGATGCCCCACAAGGTAACTACTGGTATCAGCCAACAGGTGGTTCAAATTATGGTGCTGGAGGTTCAACTGCGTCTTTCAATGGAATGAATCCACCAGGAGGATCAACAGGAACGGCTGCTTCTGGACATGGTAATGGCGGTGCTTGGAATAACTTTGGTTCTGCAGGAATCGCACGAATTTATTGGTATGCATAGGAGATATGATGGCAACAGTTGATATTGCAGTAATAAAAGACAATGTTGTTGTAACAAACATAGTCGTTGAAGAAGAGATGGTTGATACACCAGAAGAACTAGAAACTTTTAGAGTAGCCCTTGGTGCAGATCTTTTGTTAAATCCTGGATTTACAGCAGCAATTAATAGCGTTTATGATCCAGAAACAAATACATTAGGTAAGCCACCAAAGCCATTTGAGAATTGGGTTTGGGGAGTAGAAAATAGATGGATACCACCAGTAGACTATCCATCGGATGGAAAACTATATGACTGGAATCAAGTTGAAAGCCGTTGGGACCTTTTAGATCAAGAGGAACTTGCTGAAGTTCTTCGCTCTAAAGGTATTCAAGTAAATCCTACTAATTAATATATTAATTAAAGGTTTTCTTGTTCCAAAATTGATTTCTATATGATGCTATAATTTTTGATCTAATTAAACTCATAGCATCTACATTGTCAAAACCATCTCCAGAATTATCTATTTCTGACAACCACTCATCTCTTTTAAAAGGTATAACCTGAATCATAGGAGTACCTTTTTCAATAATTCCTTGAAAATCTTTTTTCATGAAAAATGGGAAGTGTACAACTGCAGGATATTTATCAGTATCTACAACACCTGGCAGACAGTAAAAAGGAAGATCGTGATGCATTGGTGTTATAAATAAAGAACTATAGCCTTTTGGTGTTTTTATAAAATATGGATTAATCCACTTATATGCATATTCCTGAAACTCGTCTCCTACTGGTAAAAGTGGTAATTGATCTTCATTATGTCCAGTAATTAGTGTTGAATTTGGAAGTATCCAGTTTAAATACTTTTCACCTGTTTCTTCAATATTTTTTACTTGAATATCTGCAATAGTTGGAATTATATATCCCATAGACATTGAATCTCTTAAAGGAACACATTTTTTTATTGTTAAATTTATTTGCTTTGTTTCATAGTGATGATCATCATGAGGTGTTAAAATAGGCATGTTTGGATTCTTACTATTCCATGTAGATGGAGTATTCTTAAACCATTCAGGCAACATTTTTATAGCAGGCACTGGCGTTGGAGCAATAGATTTATATTTTTTTTCAGCCAAAACAAATTTGATTTTTTGAGCCATTATTCAAAACTTTTTCTTTGCCAAGAGTTATTTTTATAATATCCAGAATGAACTGCTCTTGTTTTCCATCTTAGTTTTTTTGCATTTTTTGATAATTCTGGATCTTCAATAGACTTCCAACTGTCTCTTTTAATAAAAATTAGTTGTGCATATGGTGTCCCTGCTGGAATTATTCCTTCAAAATCTTTTCTCAAAAAAAAAGGAATGAATCCACCAGTAGAATATTTATCGCTATCCATTACTCCAGAAGTAGTTGTAAATGGAAGATCAAATCTATTTAATGGGTGAGTTATCATACAACTATATCCATTAGGAGTTTTAAATCCAAAAGGAAGTTGCCAAGCAAAATGATTTTCATGGTGTCCAGAAGGTCTTGGAATTAATGATCCAACTTTTCCAAATCTTTCAGCAAGTGGTTTTGGAGTTCCACCCCAAGAAAGTCTTGGATTTCCAGCATCATCAAGTTCAACAATTATATCCATTGCAGTTTCTAGCATATATCCATATGTCATACCATCTAAAAAAGGAATGCATTTTTTTAAACCAGCGTTTGTATTTCCAACTTCCCCATTTCCATGAAAATGTGGATAGTTGTCATCTGAATACGATTCAGAATCTTTATACCATTTTGGTATATACGCTTTTGCTGGTTTTGGTTTATCTAAAAATTCCGCACCCTGAAGTTCAATTTCTCTAAAAAATTTTACTATTTTTTTCTTCATAGTTCCCCCAATAAAATAAAGTATATCACAGAATAGTTATTTAGGAAACTTGTTCATCCACATTTTAGTTTTAGGTGTTATGCCCTTCCAAGAAGACCAATCTTCTCCACCCCTAGACATGTAGTATGCAATCTCAGCATTTTTTACGGGATTAAATAGTTCAGCGTTAGAGTTAAGATCAAACTTATCTCGTCTATCTGGACCCAAGTTATCAATCATATTAATTTGAAACATCCCATAGGATGAGTCACCAGTCTTATGGTTTCCATTAAATGCTAAAGGACGACCATTAGATTCTTTCTTAGCAATGGCCCAAGCCACAACCAAGTCCTTACCTCTAAACCCCACAAGATAAAGAAGTTCTTTTAACTCACGATCTGTGAGGTGTGTCTTATTCTCATAACTTTCTAATTTATTTGCTTTAGAAATAACAAAAGCCACCTTGTGGGTGGCAGCAGGGTTTTCAGCCTGTTTAATTAGTAAATTATTTTCCGTACTTGATGCATTGGCAAAGTTGCTAAATGGTGCAACAACCCCTACCAGTGCTAGGATTCCAATCCAAGCCTTCAAATCTCTTCTCATAATAAAAACCTCCTAGAGACTAAAAATGCTACTTGTTAGTAGCATGTATTAATTATAACATGAAATTGGGTCATAAGTCAAACTTTAGGTAACATTTTGGTAACTTTTTATTTTTTATGCGGGTAAGTGGTATAATAATAAGTACTATGGCTACTGGTTCAACTACTAATTATGATCTTCCCTATCCTGTTTTAAGCGACCCCGTTAATGTTCATGAGGACATTCAATCCCTTGCAGAACGACTAGAAGATATTTTATCTAATGTTGGTGTTCCATTTACTTCTCTAGAAGTTAGAAATACAACAGGATCAACAATTGCAAAAGGAACTCCAGTTTATATTTCTGGATATTCAACAAAACCAACTATTGCAAAATGTGATTCAGATGACCTAAATACTTTTCCAGTAGTTGGAATAACTCAGTCAGCAATATCTAATGCAACAGATGGAGTAATAATTATCTCTGGTGTATTTCAAGGTTTAGACACTTCTTCATATACCGCTGGAGATATATTATATGTTGCAAACGGTGGAGGACTAACTGCAAGCCCTGTATCAGGAGCAGTAGCAGTTGTTGCAACTTCAAATGCATCAACTGGAACAATAATTGTTGGTCAGCCTAAAGGAAATGGAACATGGGGAGCATTAAAAAATGGCCTCTCATAATGGTATAATTTAAAAATGGCTATATTAAGAAATCAAGCACAAGAAAACTATCTTGTTGGTTTGAAACCTCCTACTGTAACTTGGACGGTAGTCAGAGGCGATACAGCAGCATTTAGAGTTTATGTAACAGATGACAACAAGGATCCACTCACAATTGTAGACTGGACAATCGCTATGGAAGTAAAGAGACCAAACACAACACCTGGAGACTTTACAGACAATGCAGAACTTATTGTTGAACTAGAGCCAATTCCAACTGACATAGATGGTCCAGGAGAGTTTACAGTTTCTTTAACTGCCAATGAGTCAGTGCTTCTTGAGACTGGTGATATTTTTGATATTGAGTTAAGAGATGAATCAAGAGTCTGGACGGTTGCTCGTGGCACTGTCGTTGTTATTGAAGATGTTACAAATAGCGAAATAGTTTCATAACTATGGCATCTGCAGTAATCATTGACGATACCCTGCAAAAAGCAAGGGTAATTAAAGATATAGACCACCCAATAACAAATATAATACCTGTAAGTAGAGGTATTCGTATTAACGAGGTGATCCCTTTTAGAGTTAAGTTTACTACCATAGGACTTGCTGGAGCAAATGCCAATGTTCCAGGAATTGGTTTGCAAATCATTGAAATCAATAACTATATACTTTAATAATGTGATATAATTTGGGCATGGCCAGAATATCAATAGCAAGCGTAAAGTCACTGTTTCAGACAGGCGATAGACCAACTCAAGCAAATTATGAAGATTTAATTGATACCACAAGTGCACAAGCAACAGATTTAGGTTCTGCTGGTAACAATGAGTCAACTATCAACGGCATTGAAAACACCACAATCTTTGATAATTTTGATGCCACAATATGGAGATCTATGAAGTACACGATCTCACTTAAAAAGAGTACAGGAAACAAGTACTATACAACAGAATTAACCATTCTTCCTGACGGTACAGATGTGTCAGTTAGCGAGTATGGTTTTGTAGACAATGATGGGAATATTGGCACCATTAGCGTCTCTAGGGCTGGAAACACAGTTTCACTATCTGTAGTTCCAGTAAGCGGACAGACCCCTATAACCCTACGTTATATGCGTATGGGATTAAAGGCTTAACCAAGGAGATAAGAAATGGCAACAGTAACAAAAGATTTTAGAGTCAAGGCAGGGTTAGTAGTTGAAGGATCAACAGCAACCGTAAATGGTCATGACATACTTACAGAAGCACTAGTAGACGCAAAAGGTGATTTACTAGTAGCCTCTGCTGCAGATACGGTAACTCGTGTTGCACTAGGAACAAACGGATATATCCTTACTGCAGACGATTCTCAAACAGCAGGTGTTAAGTGGGCAGCAGCCCCAGCAGTTGGAACATTTGAGTCAAGCGTTGTATTTGAAGGTGCAACAGCAAATAACTTTGAAACAACACTTACAGTAACAGACCCAACTGCAGATCGTACAATCACTCTTCCAGATGCAACAGGAACTGTAGCACTTACTTCAGATATTACATCAGCAGTAGATGCATTGTCAACAACTGATATTGAAGAAGGCACAAACCTATATTTCACAGATGAACGTGCACAGGATGCAGTTGGAAACAATGTTGGAACTGGTCTTACATATACAGACTCAACAGGTGCAATTTCTGTAACAGCAAACACTTATGATGCATACGGTGCAGCAGCAGCAGCACAGACTGCAGCAGAGTCAACTGCTTCAGGATATGTTTCAACACATGCAGGTCTTACAGAAACACACGGTGCAACTGGTGCAGTAGTTGGAACAACCAACACACAAACACTTACAAATAAGACTCTTACATCTCCAATAGTTAATGGTAATGGGGTTGTATTTGAAGGTGCTACAGCAAATGATTTTGAAACAACACTTACAGTAACTGACCCAACAGCAGACCGTACAATTACTATTCCAGATGTCACTGGTACAGTTGTTACAACTGGAGACACAGGATCTGTAACAAACACAATGCTTGCAGGATCAATTGCAAACGAAAAACTTTCAAACTCAGCAATTACGATTAACGGAACATCAACTTCTCTTGGCGGATCACGCACACTAGGATCTGATGATATTGCAGAAGGATCAACTAACAAGTATTTCACAGACGAAAGAGCACAAGATGCTGTGGGAAATAACGTAGGAAATGGTCTTGACTATGATGATACTTCAGGAGCAATTTCTGTAGATCCATCAGAGTTTGCACTAAACGCTGTTGGAGCACCAACTGGCAATGTGAGCATGGCTACCTACAAGATTACAGGTCTTGGAACACCAGAAAACTCAACAGATGCAGCAACAAAGGCATATGTTGATGCAGTTTCAGAAGGACTACATGTTCATGAGGCAGCACGAGCAGCAATTCTTACAAATGTTGCACTTGCTACCGCTCTTGAAAATGGAGACACTGCTGGTGGAGTAACACTTGCAACAGGAGATCGTATTCTTGTTAATGGTCAGACAACTACTTCAGAAAACGGTATTTACGTAGTTCAGGCTTCAGGTCAAGCACTTCGTGCAACAGACTTTGATACAGCAACAGAGGTAGATAGCGGAGACTTTATCTTCGTAACTTCTGGTACTTATGCAAATACAGGATGGGTACAAACATTAAGGCCAGCAACAATCGGCACAGATCCAATCTCATTTACACAGTTCTCTGGTGCAGGTACATTTACTGCTGGTAATGGATTAACTCTCAATGGTACAGAGTTTAGCATTAATACAACAATTACTGCAGATCTTTCTACCGCTCAAACACTAACAAATAAGACAATTAGTGGTTCAGCAAACACACTTTCAAATATCCCAAATTCATCACTTGATAACTCAGCAATTACAATCAACGGAACATCTACCTCACTTGGTGGAACTCGTACACTTGTAACAGACGACATTGCAGAAGATGGATCACCAACAAACCTATGGTTTACTGATGAAAGAGCACAAGACGCAGTTGGTAACGCTGTAGGAACTGGTCTTTCATATAATGATACAACTGGAGCAATTTCTAACAGTGGTGTTACAGGTCTTACTGGAACATCTAATCAGGTATCTGTATCTACTTCAACTGGATCAGTGACACTATCACTACCACAGGACATCAATTCAACAGCAACTCCTACATTTAGTGGAGTTATTGCTGGATCTGTAACTCTTGCAGATGCACTTCTTGGTTCTGCTCTAGCAACTGCTGGAACTTCAGCAACAACAATTGATACATGGTCAGCAACAACATACTCAAGCGCAAAGTACTTAGTTCAAATGAAAAAGGGTAACGACATTGAGGTTATTGAAGTACTAGTAGCAGTTGATGGAAATAATAACGTTTATCTAACAGAGTATGCAGATGTAATTAGTAATGAAGTTCTTGGAACAACAAATGCTGTATACAGCAGCGGAAATGTTCTACTACAGGTTACTGGCGCATCAGCAGATACTGCTGTTAAGGTAAGCAAGACATACATAGAAGCATAATTAGAGACGGGAGTCAACTGTGACAACAACTAATAGAGACTTTAAGGTAAAGCATGGGCTATCAGTAGCCGAAGGCGGTACTTTTGGTCAGGCTGTCACAGTTGGCACTCCAACAGAAAATGGACATGCTGCTACTAAACTTTATGTAGATAGCCTAGAACTTCTTGTTGAAACCGCCTCTTCAGCACCAGGATCTGCTTCAAATGGACAACTTTTTATTGACACCATAGAAAATAGACTTTCATTTTATTATAATGGTCAATGGAATACACTTGCACTATTAAATGACACAATTGAAATAGCACAACACATCCACGATACAGCGATTGATGGAACTGGTTTAATTGTTTCAACATTTAAAGATGCAGGATTTTATAATGAGGCAGGCGCTACAGAAGATGCTGGCTTCTATAATACAAATAGTTGGTCTGTCACATATGATGGCGGAATAGCGACAGAAGTATTTAATTAATACTCTGATATAATATGAACATAGACCCCTGGAGGAATAAATAATGGCAACAAGAATGCAACAACGTAGAGGTACCGCATCACAGTGGATATCTTCTAATAGCGGTAATGGTCCAATCCTAAATGCTGGTGAAATTGGCTGGGAGTCAGACACTAATAAGTTCAAGATAGGCGATGGAGTATCTTATTGGGCAGACCTTGATTATTTTTCTGATATTAACTCAACAATTAATCCATCATTTGGTACAAATATTGTATTTGAGGGAGCAACCGCAGATGCATATGAGACTACTCTTCAGGTAACAGATCCAACAGCGGATAGAACTATTACGCTTCCAAATGCAAGCGGTACAGTAATTACAACAGGAAACCTTTCAGATATTACAGACATTGGTGTATTCTCTTCAACTATTACAATGGAAGGTTCTACGGCAGATGCTTTTGAACTTACACTTTCTGCTGGAGACCCAACCGCTGATCGTACTATTACTTTTCCAGATGCAACAGGCACAGTAGCCATTACATCGGATTTATCTTCATATGCTCCACTTAATTCACCAACATTTACAGGAACTGTAACCCTTCCAACAGGAACAGTTACATCAGCAATGATCTTGGATGGAACAATCGTTGCTGGAGATCTAGCAGACGGTGCAGTAACTTCAGGTAAGATTCTTGATGGAACAATTGTTAACGCTGATATTAATGCATCAGCAGCAATTGCTCAGTCTAAGATTGATGGACTTACAACAGATCTTGCAGCCAAACTAGCACTTGCTGGCGGTACCATGACTGGTTCTATTGCAATGGGAACAAATAAAATTACAGGACTTGGAACCCCTACAGATTCTGCAGACGCAGTAACAAAGTCTTATGTAGATGCAATAGCAGAGGGATTACATATTCATGAAGCAGTAGTTGCTGCAACAACAACAAATGTCACTTTATCAAGTGCTCTTGAAAATGGAGATACTCTTGATGGTATCACACTTGCTACAGGAAATAGAATTCTTGTAAAGAATCAAAGCACTGCATCAGAAAATGGTATATATGTGGTCCAGGCATCTGGTCAGCCAACTCGTGCTACAGACTTTGATACTGCAACTGAGATAGATAGCGGAGACTTTGTTTTTGTATACTCAGGCACCGTTAATGCAGCAACTGGTTGGGTTCAAACAAATAAACCAGTAACAATTGGTACTGATGCTATTGCTTTCACACAATTTTCTGGAGCAGGAACATATACTGCTGGAACTGGTTTAACTTTAACTGGAACAGAATTTAGTGTAACTAATCCAGTTGCTTCTCAAACTGGAAATTCAGGAAAGTACCTTACAACAGATGGAACTTCAACTTCTTGGGGAACTGTAACAGGATACTCAGCCCCAACGCTTGGATCAACATCAATAGCATCAGGTGCAACAGTAACAACAATTACTGGTCTGACACTATCTGGAGCAACACTTACTGGAACATTGACTGCTGGAGGTTCTGCTGGAACTAACGGACTATACCTACAGTCAACTGGAACTGGTGTTAAGTGGGCATCAGGTGGGGCATCATTTAGCGAATTAATGCTAATTGGTGCATAACAACTTTAAATAAAATAAAGTACTCAACCTAAACTTAAGGTTGATAAGTTAAAAACTCCGCATAAAACGGAGTTTTTTTCTTTGTAAATTTATGATATACTTAAGACCACTTTGGAAAACTCAAAGTACTCATATAATTTGCTAAGAAAGGTAAATAAATGTCAGAAGTTTTTTCGTTTCGTCTATCAGAAGATTTTGTAAATAAATATAATAATGTTCCAGCACCATTTGGATTCTCAGATGCTGGGTCAAACTCTTTAGGAGAGGTTACATTTATTCGCACATATTCTCGTGTTAAAGAGGACGGTACAAAAGAACGTTGGCATGAGGTTTGTCGCCGTGTAATTGAGGGTATGTATTCAGTGCAGAAGAACCACGCTAAAGATAATCGTCTACCATGGAATGATAACAAGGCACAGAAGTCTGCACAAGAAGCCTTTCAAAGAATGTTTGAATTAAAATGGACACCTCCAGGCCGTGGTCTTTGGGCATTTGGAACTCCTATGACTATGGAGAAGCGAAACTCTGCTTCCCTTCAAAACTGTGCAATGGTTTCAACAAGAGACATTGATCGTAACGATCCTGGTGCATTATTTGCTTGGGTAATGGATGCATTAATGTTGGGTATTGGGGTAGGTTTTGATACCCTTGGACAAGACAAGCAGATGTCTATTTATGCTCCTACTGAGCCTGCATCTATTTATGAAATTCCTGATACTCGTGAGGGATGGGTAGAGTCAGTTCGTCTTTTGATTAACTCATTCCTTCGTCAAAACCAGCCAATTCAAGAGTTTAACTATGACCTTATCCGTCCACTAGGAGCACCAATTAAGGGCTTTGGAGGGGTAGCAAGCGGTCCAGCACCACTGATTGATCTCCATGTACGTATTCGTAATGTTGTGGGCTCTAGAGCAGGAGAAGCCCTTGATAGTCGTGCTATTGTTGATATTGTAAACCTTATTGGAACTTGTGTTGTTTCTGGCAATGTTCGTCGTTCTGCAACCCTTGCACTTGGAACTCCAGAAGATGATGGATTTATTAATCTTAAGAATCCAGAAGTATTTCCAGAGCGTAATTCTTATGATCCAGAAAAACCAGGTTGGGCTTGGATGTCTAATAATTCTATTTCAGCAACAGTTGGAACAAAGTACGAAGACTATGTAGATTTAATTGCAGACAACGGAGAGCCAGGTTTTATTTGGCTAGACGTTGCACGTAATTATGGCCGTCTTGCAGATGCTCCTGATTACAAGGACACTCGCATTATGGGCTTCAATCCTTGTGCGGAGCAGCCATTAGAATCATACGAACTCTGTACACTTGTAGAAGTGCACCTAAATCGTCATGAATCTAAGGAGGACTTCCTCAAGACATTGAAGTTTGCATATCTTTATGGAAAGACTGTAACCCTAATGCCTACACATTGGCAGCAGACAAACGGTATCATGCAAAGAAACCGTCGTATTGGAACATCTCTTACAGGCATTGCTGCATTTGCTGATGAGCATGGTCTTCCAACAACTCGTGAATGGATGGACGAAGGGTATAACAAGATTCGTCATTATGACCACCAATATTCAGAGTGGCTTTGTGTTCGTGAATCAGTCCGTGTAACAACAGTTAAGCCATCAGGATCTGTATCACTTCTTTCTGGCGCTACTCCTGGAGTTCACTGGGGCCCTGGAGGAGAATTTTATCTTCGTGCCATTCGTTTTGGAAATACAGACCCAATGCTTCATCTTTTCAAAGCAGCGGGGTATAAGGTTGAAGACGACTTAGTATCAGCAAATACCTCAGTAGTATACTTCCCAGTTGCATCAGGACATAAGCGTTCTGAAAAGCAGGTAAGTCTATTTGAAAAAATTGGTTTAGCAGCAACTGCCCAAAAGTACTGGTCAGACAATGGTGTTTCTGTAACTCTATCATTTGATAAAGAAGAGGAAAAGAAGTTTGTTGCTCCAGCACTAAACATGTATGAAGGTCAATTAAAGGCAGTTTCATTCCTTCCAATGGGAAATAAAACATATCCTCAGCAGCCATATACAGAGATCACAAGAGAGCAATATAACTCTTATGTTGGCACAATTGGAAAGATTGATTGGTCTGCAATTTATGACGGCAAAGATAATTTAGACGCTGAGTCTGAAAAATATTGCTCAACAGATGCATGTGAGATTAAGTTATATTAAGCCTCATCCTGCTATAATAAGGGTATAGGAGAACAATGTCTAACCCATCTAATTTATATGCAGAAAAGATCTTCAGCGAGCATCCTCTGGCTCTTTGGGCTTTAGACGATAAACTTGATTATATTAGCCTAATCACTGAGGCTCAAAGAAATATACTTGGCTTATGGAGCGAGACTGGTTGCACACTTTCTTCAGGTACAGGGTTTTTAGGTGAACCATTCCCAAATAGTTATAACACAAAGGTTAGTTGTGATATACCAGTTGGGTTAACCAATGAAGCAATACTAAAAAGTCCAGAGATTGTAAATTTTCAAGATCTAGACTTATCGCTTGGTACGTTTTGTATAGGAACACACTTTTACTCAGCCAGCGTTTATCTTGAGTCTATATCTATTGGATATGAATATACAGACACAACAACATCTCAAGTAGTTCAAAAGTTAAAAACATTTAATACATCCATATCTAACCAGTGGGGTTTTGTCTCAGAAACATTTGAAATACCAAATGAAAATACCAACATAAGGTTAATTATTAAAATAGTAACAAATACTGGTGGAGATAACATTAATGATTATGAGTTTTACATAAATGGATTATCTTTTGGTCAGTGGTCTGAAGACTTTAATGTTGTATCTTTAGGAATTACAACAGAGGCTTTTCCAGCAGGAGTTGAACTTACAACAACAAACACAGTAGTAGAAGCACCAGCATATGGAATTTCTTCGGACACTGGATATTATCTAGTAAATGAAAATTCTATGGTTGCAAAAAATACTGGAATCCCGCTAGTCTTTGGTGCATCCAGTGTTACCAAACTTTTACCAAATGGAAACGATCCATCGTTTATTATTCCTGGAAAAGGTTTGTTGCATGAAAAAGGAAGGTATAACGATTATACTATTGAGTTTTGGGCAAGGATTAGTTGTGACTCAAATCTACCCAAAAGAATCTTTGGACCAATAGCAAGTCAAGACGGTATATATGTAGAGGGTGGATTCTTAACATTACTTATTGGTGGCAACTTTGCCTCTCACTTTGTTGGAGAATGGTTTAGACCAATGCTAATTCACCTAAGAGTTATTTCTAATAATGCTACTATTTTAATAAATGGAGAAGAGGTAATTTCTTTAGATTTTATAACAGAGTCAATTGCATTGCCAGTTTTAGATGGCGAAGACTGGCTTGGGTTTTATGCACATGAAGATGTGTCACCAATAGAAATTGACTGCATAGCAATCTATTCATATACTGTTCCAAACATTGTAGCCAAAAGAAGATATGTTTATGGACAGGGTGTTGGATCTTCAGAAAGTATTGACTCTGCATATAGTGGAACAACTGCTGCAATTGACTACTCATTTGCTGACTATACTGCTAACTATAATTATCCAGATTTTGCACAGTGGCAACAGGGATCTTTTGATAATTTAGCAACTACCGCAACATCTTTAACTACTCCACAGTATTCTCTTCCAACTATTTTTACTGGTACAAAAACATTGCAAGATTTATATGACGACTCAAAGTCTTTATATGATAATCTTACAAGCGGAGACTTAGGAACAGATAGCCATTTTATTTGTTTAAATCCAGACTCTTCTTGGGACTCAGAAGGATCGCACTTTAACTTTCCAAACTTTAATATATTAAATAGTCAAGTAGCAGCACTGTATGGTGTCTTTCAGGTAAATCAGGAGGGTAGCGGAACAGGTGAACAAGAAGAGATACTGTTTAAGATCTATAGTCCTAGCACAGGAAATTACTTTTCAGTAAATGTAGATGGTTTAGAGATTGTATACTCATTGTTTTACAGCGGTATTTTACAAGAGATTTACCGTACAGATACATTTGCAGTAGAAGAATTGTTTGCTGCAGGAATAAATATACAAGACCTTGTAAACACATTTGGTGGAAACGTTGCAACATTTTTTGGAAATCAGAACTCTTTAAGTCTTTATGTTGGTGGAGATAATAACAAAGATAAAACCTTTAAAGGATATATATTCTCAGTAGGATTTTCTACAGCCCTAAACCTTAACAGCATTTCAACCCACTTTAATGACTCTGGTATTGCTATTATGGATTCATACACTGGGAGCGGTGTTGAAACATCAGAAAACGCCTTGTCTTTACTATCGCATACTGCTAGTTATACTCTTCTTCCAACATACTCTTACGACAAACTATTTTTAGATATAGGTGTTTCTGGATCTTGGGAAGACTATATGCCTTTATCTTATTTTGCACAGTACGTACAAAATGATATTGGTAACTCTTTTTACGACTTAGACTTTTTACAGTTTAATATTGGATACCCATCACCATCTAGCCTTTTAGAGTCAGAGACGACTGGAAGTTGGACATATGAAGACTTGTTAACAGAGTATTCTCTTCCAGCACAAAGGACTTATCAGCAACTAGACAATGCTCTGTTTACTGGATGGAATAACTATCAAGATCTTAAAGAACGTGCACTTAAGTATTACGAATATAATACTCAGGATGCAGCAATAAGAAGTTATGTAACTTTTCAATATATACAAGAGGGTGCAAACAGACCACAAGAAGCATTTACTACAACTGTGCCAGCAAAAGAAAATGCAATTGTAGACGTTTCTGAGTATTCATCTTGGGCAACAACAAAATTTGAGGTTGTTGATAATACAATTATTTATCCTAGAAAAGATGTTGATTTTAATGATTTAGCAATTGTTTATCACCTTGACTTTAACATAAGGGGAATACTAACAAAGCCTATTCTTTTAAGAAAACTAGAGGTTGCATCTAAAGCGCTAAACGATAACTCATTTAATCCAGTAGGTACAAGATTTGGAACAAGTTTGTTTCCTTACAAGAGATCTGGAATATACTTTGACTATAAATCAAAAAATCCATTTAGTATTTATAAGGGAAGCACACCATACTTATATATGAATAGAACCTCTGGAATTCAGGTTCGTGGAGACTTTGATTCTAACTTTGATCGTGGTATCTCTATGCCAATAAATCAGTCATTATCAGAAAACTACAGAGTTAGCGCTATGCAATCTTGGATAAGATATGACCAAGAGTCTTTTACAGGTACCCCAATAAGTTTATTTGAAATAAAGCATAAGGGTGACACAATTGTTTTTTATGTTGTATCAAATGATGAGTTTGGTCAACGAGGCAGGGTATACGCCAAGAATAAATCAGACAATTCAGAGTTCCAGGGAATATCTTACTTCCTAAATGGAACCCTGGTAAGAGAGCCAGTCTTAACCCTTAAAGAGTGGGCAGTCCTAGGTATTAACTTTGGAGAAGCACTAAACTTTGACCTATTTAGAGGTGCTATTAATTTAAATAGCCCAGCGATATTTAATAACATTTCTTACTATCAGGCAAATAACCTTCAGCAGTTGCAGTCAAAGATTAATAGGCCATGGCTTAAAGTAAAGCAAGAAGGTTTGACTGAGCGTGAATGGTCATATTGGCTAAATAACTTTACATGGGAAGGCGTTCTTGTTATTTCAGCCTCAGCCCTATACGGAGTTAATGCACAAGATATTTATAAGAACTATCTAGGAACTAATAAGATTATTATTGATGATGAAGCAGGCATGATTTTTGATGCAGATAAGTTAAAGATCTATAATGATACAACTTGGTCTATATCTGTAGGCACACCAGTCTAATCTGGTATACTTATGGTTATGGATTCTTTAATTAACCCAAAAACTGGTAAACCAATTGTCAATAATGTACGTCGTAAGGTCATTGATAAGCATTATGACTGGGGACTATACGTTTATAAGAAGTCAAACGGAAAGTGGTTTACAGATGGTACGG